AAGAGTAGTGAAATGCAGGCGCAGGTCAAACTTGAGGCTTCATGGGGTGAGAAACTAGTCAAATCCGTGTATGGGGGATTCCTTACAGATGACGAAATGGCGTCACTTTTGGACGGAAAAGACTACTGGATGGAAGCCGATGATGTACTGGAACGGCTAAAGAATAAAAAACTTGTTGAAGAACAAGGACCTACAACACCTAAAAAAGGTGCAAAAAAACGAAAATAGTGCTTGACATCCGTGTGAAAAGAGTCCATAATATAGGTATAGTGAGGAGTAAGTATTATGGAAATTGCACAGAAAAGCACATTAGCAAAGTTACTAGCCGCAGAAAATATATCGGTTGAGCACCGTAAGGTCTCAACCGCGGCTTTTGACCTCAAATCTCGCAAGATCATCCTACCCATTTGGAAGACAATGGACAATGACCTTTACGATATGCTTATCGGTCACGAGGTAGGTCATGCATTGTACACCCCCCTAGAAGGTTGGCACGATGAGGTATCCGAAAAGGGTCAAGGCTTCAAGTCGTTTCTCAATGTCATTGAGGACGCTCGTATTGAGCGTAAGATTAAGGACAAGTTCCCAGGCCTAGTTCGTAACTTTTACAAAGGTTATCAGAACTTATACGCCAATGACTTCTTCGGCATTAAAGGTCGAGATATTGATGCCCTCCCTCTAATTGACCGCATTAACCTACATTATAAGATAGGTAGTATGGCGGGTATTAATTTCACTGCCGAGGAACAGTCCTATATTAATCGTATTGACCTTGCCGAAACATGGGAAGATGTTATGGCGATTGCCAACGATCTGTTTGAATACTCGAAAGAAGAACCTGAGATGCAGGACATGTTAGATGACCTTCAATACTCAGATGAGTATGACGATGAGGACGAGGAAGATAATGATATGTCCTCTGGTGCAGGTGATGACGATGAGGACGAGGATGAAGAAGAACAGGAAGAAGCTAATGATTCCTCAGGCACTGCTCCTCGGTCAAACACAGATGAGAAAGAAGAAGTGGAAGACGAGTCTGCTCCCCAAGAACAAGGTGAGAGCAAAACACCCCAGTCATTTACAGATCAAAATTTCCGTGAAAGCGAGGACCGCCTTTTAGATAAGGGCGCCGACGATATCCTGTATGCAAAGTTTCCTAAAATGAATATCAAGCGGTGCGTGATGCCCATTAAAGATGTATGGGACACAGAGTTTGAGGGGGTGTTTAAGCCTACATACCACTCAGAAGAAGATATTCCTTGGACTGAAATTGCAGATGAAGCGTGGAGCGAGTTTAATCTCAAGAATGCTTCTTACATTAATACACTTGTCCAGCAGTTTGAGATGAAGCGTAAGGCTAGTGAGTTTGCCAAGGCTCGTCAAAACAAGACAGGTAAGCTAAATGTAGATAAGCTCTGGGCGACACGGTTGACCGAGGATGTGTTCTTGTCAAACACTGTAGTTCCTAAAGGCAAAAACCACGGTATGATGATGTTCATTGATTTTTCAGGTTCAATGAACCAGGACTTAGAATCTACTATTGAGCAGACATTGATTCAGATTAGTTTTTGTAAAAAAGTGAATATTCCTTTTGATGTTTATTCATTCACCACTAGCTCTAAAGGTATATGCAAACCTGGCGAGTCATATCGCGAGTCTCTTGCCATTGCAAATAATGGATTTGAGCCAGGTAAACTTGCAATGGTAAAAGAGGATCTTCAGATTAATCACTTGATGTCTTCCTCATTGGACGCCGCAACATATAAAAAAGTATTCCGCAAAATGCTAACATTGGCGAAGGCTATGGCTCCTAGAAGTTGGCACCGCGGACCAGAAAGTATAAATGAACGATATATTGGGCGTTACCATTTGCCTGACCAACTAGGATTGGGAGGCACACCGCTTGCCGAGACTACTCTTGTAGCCCGTGACCTTATTAAGGAGTTCCGCAATAAACACAATGTTGAGGTGATGAATGTAATTTTCCTCACAGATGGTGATGCAACAGGTGAACTAGAAGTCCCTGATGGACAATCCTTACGCAAGGTTGGCTCTATTGCAATTACTGAAGGTGCAGTTACAACGGAATACAAATTCCGAGACTTGTTTTGGGCGCGGTATGGGGGTGATGTGTGGTATCGTGCGGTACTGAAACACCTTAAAAATACAGTAGATTGTAATTTGATTAACCTGCACATTGGTAGTTTCAAACGCCGTGACCTAATGGACATGTTCATTACAGCACCGGACTATGAATACTCCAAGTTTGAGGAGAAGTACAAAAAAGAATGGACTGCCAATAAATTCTTTGAGCTTGAGAACTTCAAAGAGTTTGATGTGATGTATGCCATTAAGAATGGTAACAACCTCAAGGTTGACGATGAGGGCTTGACCGTTAAGTCAGATTCCAAGAGTGATGTACTTCGAGGATTCAAGAAGTTTCAGAAAAATAAGACTACCAGCCGAGTATTCCTGAATAGGTTTATTGATAAGGTAGCCTAAGTCCTTGATTCATTTGAGGAAAAGAGTTTGTATTTTGGTCATAAAGTGCTTGACTTCCGAGTAAAAAGAGTCCATAATACATGTATAGTTAGAAAGTTAGACATTTACTTGTGAGGAGTTATATTATGTCAGATCGTCAAACACTTTTAAATACACTGGGTAACATTGACAACGGTACGGGTGTCTTCACTCGCATTGAGGTTATTGAAGCGGCTAAGAACGCAGGGCTTAAATTCCCTCACTGGTTCTTCCGTGAGAACAAGGTTGCCCGTAACCAATATGCATTGAACATGCAGGGTGTGGTGGTTCCTATGCAGGCTAAACCCCAGACTCCTGTTATGACAATCGAACCTCAGGAGGCTAAGGTAGTGACACAGGCTAAACTAGCGGTCGAGGTGGACAACCTTGTCCCCGTGGCTGATGCTACTTATGTGCCGTTTGGTTTCAGTAAGGACTTGACCCAGATTCTCAAGTCCCGAATGTTTTATCCTACTTTCATCTCAGGCTTGTCAGGTAACGGCAAGACTACGATGGTAGAACAGACTTGCGCTAAGTTGAAGCGTGAGGCTATCCGAGTAAACATCTCAATTGAGACGGACGAGGATGACCTCATTGGTGGTAATACACTGGTCGATGGTAATGTTGTTTACCGTGAGGGTCCAGTACTTACCGCAATGAAGCGAGGCGCAGTTCTTATCCTTGATGAGTTGGACCGCGGTTCAAACAAGTTGATGTGCCTACAAGCCATCCTCGAGGGTAAGGCTTACTTTAATAAAAAGACAGGCGAGATGGTTACTCCTGCTCCTGGATTCAATGTCATTGCAACGGCTAATACAAAAGGCCGCGGTTCAGATGATGGCAAGTTCATGAGTGCTCAAATTCTAGATGAGGCATTCCTAGAACGGTTTGCAATCACAGTTGAGCAGGAGTACCCATCTCAGGCGCAGGAGAAAAAGATTATTCTCGGCAAGATGCAGAAGGCAGGCAAGCTGGATGAGGACTTTGCGGAGAAGCTAGTCACCTGGGCTGATATTATCCGTAAGACATTCTATGAGGGTGCTATTGAAGAGCTCATCAGTACCCGTCGATTAGAACACATTGTCAATGCATATGCAATGTTCAATGACCGCATGAAAGCTATTGAGCTTTGTGTTAACCGCTTTGATGCAGATACTAAGTCTGCGTTTACAGAGCTATACACTAAGGTTGATTCAGGTGTACTAGGCACTGAGGATGAAGTGGCTGATGTTGAGAGCCCAGAAGAAGTAGAAGGAGTATCATTCTAATGAGTAAAAAAGTTTACAAGTTCCGTGAAGATGAGTTGATTGAGGAATTTAAAAAGTATATTGATTCTACTTACAAAGGTCACTATGGTCAAGGCGGACTTCAGTCCGCTGAGATCATTATAGATAGGGGTCATGGTCAAGGATTCTTTCATGGCAATATCGACAAGTATAATGACCGCTACGGCAAAAAGGGTGATACCCCAGATGAATGGCGTAAGGATATTGTGAAGACTATTCACTATGGATTTCTTGCTTTGTATGAACACGATAGAGTTCACGGCAAGTAAACGGTTTGGGGCGGCGGTGTGACTCTAACTCTCTCTCCTCACTATGACACCGCCGTCCCATCTTTTATAAATAATTAACTATTTAAATGTTGTAAGGAATAAAATAATGCCAGATATAAAAATTGTTGTTACCCGAGAGAGTATTAGTGACCAATGGCCTGCTGAACAATCTTCGGATACGGAAGCCTACGCATTAGCGACAGTACAGGCGGCACAAAATGGTGATCACAATTGCGAGATGTCTTTTATTATAAGTGAGGACGGACTAAGCAAAGAACTTACTCTTGAATTTCCTACAACCGCAGATAGAGATGCATGGTGGGCGGATACACTAGACACCGAACTGGACGCAAAACTAAACGCCCGAAACGATGATTCAGATAACCCTGTAACCTATTGGGCAGGTAATGCGGAAGATTATCCTAGCTAGTTTGGTCACCTCGTAGGTTGACTTTCCTAGTCTTTTATATTATATTATGATTATTAACTAATGAAACTGTGGAGTTTATATGATGAAAATCTCAAAAGATACGCTGGATGTACTTAAAAATTATGCCAGCATTAATACAAATATTCTTGTCCGAGAAGGTAGCACACTAGCAACTATTTCTACGGGCAAGAATATTTTTTCTCGAACTACTGTTAAAGAAACCTTTGATAAAGAGTTTGCAATTTACGATCTAAATAGTTTGCTTGCCCTACTCACTCTGATGGAAGATACAGATGTAGAGTTTGGTGATGAGAGCATTACTATTAGTAAAGACCGTAGTAAGTTTGAATATTACTATGCAGATCCTAGCATTATTGTCGCCGCGCCCGATAAGACAATTGAAGTAGACAATCATTTTACTTTCAATCTTTCATCTTCAGAGGTTGCAATGATTATGAAGGCGGCGGCTATCACGGCGGCGCCTATGCTTAGTGTTGTTGCTAAAGACGGTACAGTGACACTATCAGTTGGTGACCCTGCAACTCCCCGTAGCAATAGTTTCCGACATGTTATCGGTGAAACAGATGCTACAGACTTTGACTGCCGCTTGGCAATTGAAAACTTTAAAGTCATTCCAGGCGAGTATGAAATTACTTTGAGCCAGAAGAAGTTTATGCATCTTAAAAACAAAGCCACTGACCTTCAGTATTGGCTTGCACTAGAACCTAGCTCTGTAATTTAAGGAGTATGCGATGCCAGGATTCCCTTTTAAAATTCCCAATGTAATTTTCAAAACCCGTGTTCGTGATGAGAGCATCGGCGGCGACAATCCTTATCGTTGGGATGATGTGACTACACAAGATTTGTTCGGCGGTAAACGGTGCATTCTGTTTTCACTGCCGGGCGCATTTACACCAACCTGTTCTACTTTTCAACTACCTGACTTTGAAAAACTTTTTACAGAGTTTCAGGCAGAGGGCATTGATGAAATTTATTGTATGTCAGTAAATGATTCTTTTGTTATGAATAAGTGGGCACAAGATCAAGGACTACAAAATGTAAAGGTTATCCCAGATGGGTCTGCAATCTTTACTACCTATATGGGTATGGATGTTCTTAAAGACAACTTGGGGTTTGGTGTTAGGTCTTGGCGTTATGCTTTGGTTGTAAACAATATGGAGATTGAGAAATCTTTTATTGAACCTGGTATGATGGCTAATGCCGATGATGATCCTTATGGTATTTCCTCACCGCAAAACATCCTTGCATACCTACAGGGCAAACTGTTTGATGAAAGTGGGCAACCTCGAGGCAGACAACTTACCCTAAACTTGCAAGATGGGGTTGACTCTAAAGCAAAAATGAGTTAAACTCTCACTATTAAATATATTATGATTGAGGTGAATTATGGAAAACAAAGAGTTCTTGTGGGTAGAAAAGTATCGCCCTAAAACTCTTAATGAATGTATCCTACCTGATGAGACACTTACGGTTTTCCGTCAGTTTGTTGAAGCAGGTGAAATTCCTAACATGCTGTTATGCGGCACTGCTGGCACGGGTAAGACTACGGTCGCCCGTGCCTTATGCAATGAGTTAGAATGTGATTACATTGTCATTAACGGATCTGAGGAGTCAGGCATTGATGTGTTGCGAACAAAGATTAAGAGCTTTGCAAGCACTGTCAGTTTTGAAGGTAAGCCTAAGGTGGTTATACTTGATGAGGCAGACTATCTAAACCCTAACTCTACGCAACCTGCATTGAGAGCTTTTATTGAGGAGTTCTCAAAAAACTGTAGGTTCATTTTTACATGTAACTTTAAGAATCGTATCATTGCTCCTCTGCATAGTCGAACTACAGTCATTGAGTTTAAACTAGAGAATGGTCAGAAGCAAAGGATGGCTGGTAAATTTCATAAACGCATGATTGAGATTTTACAAGCTGAGAATGTACAATACAATGATAAAGTCCTTGCTGAATTGTTGATGAAGCACTTTCCTGATTATCGCCGTGTGCTTAACGAGTTACAGCGATACAGTGTAGGGGGTGTAATTGATGAGGGTATACTTAGTAACTTAGCTGAGATTAACACTAAGGCTCTTGTAGACGCTCTTAGAGACAAGGACTGGAAGAAGATGCGTCAGTGGGTCGCTAATAATGTAGACAGTGACCCTCAGGCGGTGTATCGTAAAGTGTATGACACAATGCTGGATAAGGTGAAGCAGGTGCCGCAGTTGGTATTGTTAATTGCGGATTATCAGTATAAGGCAGCCTTTGTCGCTGACCAAGAAATTAATTTGACTGCATGCCTCACTGAGATCATGGCTAATGTGGAGTTTAAATAGTGTGGTCATACGAAAAGTTAAATGCCGTACATTTAGAACTTAGCAGTCGGTGCAATGCCGCCTGTCCAGGATGTCCTCGACATCTTAGAAACTCTCCTAATGTGGATCCTAATTTACAACAACGGGATATTAGCATTGGTGAGTTTAAGTCTTGGTTCAGTCCTGATGCATTAGCCAAGATTGAAAACTGGATTATATGTGGCACCCACGGGGATCCTATCACCTGCAAAGACTTAGTAGAGATAGTAGAATATATCTGCCAACATAGCCCGGGCTCTATACAGATTAATACTAATGGTGGGTTGCGAGGTACTCAATTTTTTTCGGACTTGGGTAGGGTACTTGCAGAAAATAAATTGCCTGATGTAAACAGAGCAGTTATTTTTTCCATAGATGGGTTAGAGGATACAAACCATTTATATCGAAGGCAGGTAAAGTGGGATAAAGTTATTAGCAACATTAAGGCATATGTTGCGGCAGGTGGTCTTGCGGCATGGGACTTTCTAAGATTCTCATACAATAGCCATCAAGTAGAGGAAGCTGAAAAGTTAGCAAAAAGTCTAGGAGTACATTTTAGACTTAAAAATCCTTTCGGTGTTGATGGTACAGGAATGCCTGTATATGACAAGGACTATAATCTAGAATATGTTATCAACCACTGGTCAGAAGGTGATAAGGAACCCTATGTGCCTCCTCACTTGGGGTATGTTGCCCCAAGACCTAGATTGAAAACACGCCAAGGGTGTATAGAGTGTAATGCGTTTAGGAATCATCATCCCCCCAACCACGAGAAACCTATGTGTGAAATTTATATTGACCACTTAGGTAATGTACAGCCTTGTTGTTTTGTAGGGAACAAGATGTATGGACCTGCATATATGGAAGAAGCCACAGAAGTTAGAGGTGTACAAAAGGCTATCGGAAATCGTAACAATTTGTATACTTATAGCCTGCAGGAAGTGCTTGACAATGGTGCTCTAAACATGTATAGTGATAGTTGGAAGTATAAAACAATTAATCAATGTTGGGTGCAATGTGGTAAGCAAGAAGGCGGCGATAGATTAATTGATAGTTTATTTGTTAAATAGTTAGGATATAATATGATTAATAAAGACCCAGGTAAAAGACATTTTTATATTAGCATTGTCAAAAGTGTATTGCGGTTCGCCGCATGTGGCTACTTGTATGTAGGTAATTATGAGGGAGCCGCTCTCTTTTTGTTCTCGGCAGAAGTATTAGGAATTGCTGAGGAGATTTAATGGACATTGTTCTTGTATCAGGTGGGTTTGATCCTTTACACTCTGGACATATAGATTATTTCCGAGAAGCTAAAAAACTTGGAGATAGGTTGGCAGTAGGTATTAACTCTGATGCCTGGCTTATTAGGAAAAAAGGTAAGGCCTTTATGTCAGAGCAGGAACGAACTAGCATCATATCTTCCTTAGAGATGGTAGATGCAGTGTATACTATGAATGACAGTGATGATACTGCCACAAACTTCATAGCCTCTATGATGAATGATTACCCAAATGATAACCTCATCTTTGCTAATGGAGGTGACCGCACACAAAAGACCGTACCTGAGTTTCATCGGTTTGATTATCCTAAGTTGAAATTTGTCTTTGGTGTAGGGGGTGACAAGACACAAAGTAGCAGTGAATTACTGAAACAGTATCAGACTACCGAAAGAGTTTGGGGACACTTTACAGAACTATTTAAAGATAGTAGAGTAAAGGTTAAGGAACTTGTTATTGAACCTGGTAAAGGTATTAGCTATCAGAAACATTTTCTAAGAAGTGAAGTGTGGTTTATCAGTCAGGGTAAATGCACACTAAAGACTAGCATGGGTGAAAGAACAAATTTTACCATGCATAATTTAAGAGAGGATGATGTACATGTTGTCAGAGCAAATGAGTGGCATCAATTATACAATCCTTACAGTAAACCTTGTCATGTGATTGAGATACAATATGGTGAAGAAACAAGTGAAGAAGACATCCTCCGAGATGAAACCTAGTTTCCTCGAAGATTTAGGTCCGCCCGTAGAACAGTTTAATGCTGAAAGTTATGTGGAGAAGAAAAAGGCTATAAGTCCCTTTGACTTTGCTAACAGTATTAATCATTCTAAGGATAATCTAATTATAGATGACTGGAGTGAGAAGCAATATAATCCCTTTATTGTCAATAAGGCTATGAGCTATGGACCTGATACTGTTATTGCCGCGAACGAGATGAACTCTCGCCCACACCTTGCACACAAGATGCAATATGACTTTTTACTCAATGTTGTCCGCAGTAAGAAGCGTTACAACAAATGGTTAAAACCTGAGAAGGAAGAGAATATTGAAATTGTAAAGGAGTACTTTGGATATGGTAATACAAAGGCACAGGAGGCACTAAGACTTCTGTCAGATAAAGATCTAGGGGAAATACGAGCTCGCTTGAATAAGGGAGGTAAAAATTAAGTAAAGTATAAATAACCAGCGGAAACATATTTTAACTTCTCACTATAATAATAGGTATTAATAATGAGTGAAGATTTCTTTGATATTGATTACCCTGGTTATGCGCCTCTGGAAATCAAACTAAAAAATGCAGATGACTTTTTAAAGATTAGAGAGACTCTATCTAGAATAGGTATTGCTTCTCGAAAAGAAAAAATCCTATATCAGTCCTGCCACATTTTACATAAACAAGGTCGATACTTTATCACACACTTTAAAGAGCTTTTTGCTCTGGATGGTAAAGCGGCTGACTTTGATGAAAACGATCTGCAACGCAGAAACACAATTGCCAAACTGTTATCTGACTGGGGTTTATTGGATGTAATGCATCCTGAAATCCATGAAGAACTCGCGCCGCTAAGCCATATTAAGATTATTGCTTTCAAGGAAAAGGGCGAGTGGGAACTGATAACAAAATACAATATTGGTAAAAAGAATTAAGTATTGCTCTTGTAATTTTAGAGATAATACTTATATATAGTAGGTGACGCCGTAAGGGTCACTTAAAATTTAACTCGCTTAATTAAGGAGAACACAATGGTAGTTCGTAAATTTAATGCCTCTAATTTAGAGGATATCAAGGATCAAATCTCGCCTTTCACAATTGGCTTTGACCGCATCTTCAGTAATCTACATACGGTTGCTGACCTGTCAAACAATTATCCGCCTTACAATATTATTAAAGACAACGATCTTTATGTTATTGAATTTGCCGCCGCTGGCTTTGACGAAGAAGAATTAACTATTCATCAAATCCCAGAAGGCAACAAATTGGTAATCCAAGGCGTACAGCAAAAAGAAGATAAACGAGATTATATCCATCATGGAATTGGTGCTCGTAACTTTACAAAAACATTTGCATTGAACGATGACATCGAAGTCGTAGGTGCAGAGTTTACACACGGTATGTTGCGTATCACATTAGAGCATATTGTCCCTGAGGCGAAAAAACCAAAAGAGATAAAAATCTCTACAAAAACTTTCCTACAGGACTAAATAGTATGTAGTGTACACTACGGGGGAGCCGCGTTTCCTTTCCGCGCTCCCCCAAACTCTTAAATTATTATAGGATATTATTATGACCACACATGAACAGATTATTGCCGCTTATGAGGAATACCTAGTACAACACGAAGCATTTGAGGTTGGTGGTAAAAAGGTTGCCGCAACTCGTGCCCGCAAGGCACTCGGTGATTTAGGTAAACTTACAAAAGAACGCCGTAAAGAAATTCAAGAAAAGAAGAATTCACTATGAGCGATGTCCAAATTGTAAAGCTCACTTCAGGTGAGGAACTTATTGGTAAGGTAACTGAGACAGACCTCGAAGGTCGCCAGCTTGTACAAATTGAAAAGCCGGCAGTAGTTATGCTTATCCCTGACCAAAAAGAAGAAGGTAAGTTTGGTATTGGGCTGGCACCATATGCTCCTTATGCTGAAGGCAATCTTATCCCAATTTTTCCTAATCACATTATTTCAATTTTCTCTCCGGCTAAGACCTTGTTGAATGAATACAATCAGCATTATGGTTCTAAGGTCATTGTTCCTGAGTCCAAAATTCAAATTTAATTGCTATATTGGTAAACTTCCGCTTGACATCGGCGGAAGTTTACTGTATAGTGTACAGTATGAATAGAAACTTTTATAGCTATGCCTGGCAATATGGCAACAAGGTGTTGTTACGCGGAGTGCGTGACGGCAAAAGATTTAACGAGCGACATGAGTTTAAGCCTACTCTTTATGTAAGAGCAGAGGGCTCCTCGCAGTACAAAGGTTTATATGGTGAAAACCTAAAACCTATTGAGTTTGGCAACAATGCCGACTGTAAAGAATTCCAGGACAAGTATAGTGACATTGAGAACTATCCTATCTATGGACAAACTGACCTAACTTATCAATTCCTTTCTACGCAATATCCCAATGACATTGACTTTGATTTGTCACAACTTTCAATCTGGTCAATAGATATTGAGACTACTGCTGAACAAGGGTTTCCTAATGTAGATAACCCGCTCGAAAAAGTACTTCTTATTACTGTTATGAATAATAACACAAAAGAAATATTTACATGGGGCGAGGGTGAATGGACACCCGGTGATGCTACAAAACATCTCAATGTAACATACGAGCCCTGTGTAGATGAACACGAACTTCTAACAAAATTTGGTACATGGTGGTGCAATGAATATCCAGATGTTATTACTGGTTGGAACAGTAGTCTTTTTGACATTCCTTATATCGTTGCCCGTATGGATAAACTGTTTGGTAACGATGCAAAGAATTCTCTTAGCCCTTTTAACATGACCCGCCGTCGTGGTATTAAAATGCATAACAAGGAAATTACTGCATATGATATTAAAGGTGTTGCACAATTAGACTATCTAGACTTATACAAGAAGTTTACTTACACTGCACAGGAATCCTACAAACTAGATTACATTGCTGAGGTAGAGCTAGGTAAGAACAAGTTGGAAAGTGGCTATGATACTTTCCGAGAGTTTTATGAGAATGATTGGAATCGCTTTATTGATTACAACATCATTGATACTAAACTTGTTGATGAGCTCGAGGATAAGATGAAACTTATCGAGCTGATTGCTACAATGGCATATGATGCTAAGTGTAATTTCAATGACATTTATTCTTCGGTGCGTACTTGGGACTGCCTACTGTACAATCACCTGCTGAATAAAAACATTATGATTCCTGCTCGTAAAAACTCTGAGGGTCGCCGCATTGAAGGTGCGTATGTACAGGAACCTAAGCCAGGTAAGTATGACTGGGTTATGTCCTTTGATGCAACTTCCCTGTATCCCTCTATTATTATGCAATACAACATGAGTCCTGAAACACTAGTACCTGGTATGGTGGACTGCACTGTAGACTCTCTACTGGAGCGTAAGGCAGAGATAAACACTGAATATGCTGTAGCGTCTAATGGACAAACATTCCGTAGAGACAAGCAAGGATTGTTTCCTGAGATCGTATCTAAGTTTTTTGATGACCGTCAAAAGTACAAGAAGCTGATGATTGCCACACAGAACGAATACGAAAAAACAAAAAACAAAGACTTGTTGAATGATATTGCAAAATACAATAACTTTCAGATGGCAAGAAAGATTCAGTTGAACTCTTTGTTCGGTGCTATGGGTAACGAGTACTTTAGATATTATGATACCCGTATTGCTGAAGGCATTACAATGACAGGGCAGTTTCTAATTAGGCAAACTGCAAAGGCTCTTGATGATTATTTGAATAAGGTATGTGGTACTGAGGGTGAGATGTATTCATTTTATTCAGACACAGACTCTTGTTACATTACTATGGATGCACTTGTACAAAAGTTCTTTAAGGGTATGTCTAAAGATAAAATCGTTGACAACTTGGATAAGATTGGTAATGATAAGATAGAGCCTGCAATTAACAAAGCAATGGTAGACATTGCTAACTACACAAATGCCTTTGAACAAAAGATATTCTTTAAGCGAGAAGCAATTGCTGAACGAGGTATCTGGGTTGCTAAGAAGCGGTATGCACTTAATGTTTCCGACAATGAAGGAGTGCGGTACGCAGAGCCTAAACTTAAAGTTATGGGACTTGAGATTGTAAGGTCATCTACTCCTGCTCCTGTTAGGGAGAGCTTGCGGCAAGCGGTCAAACTTTGCCTTGAAACAGATGAACAAACATTGCAAGGTTTTGTTGCTGAGAACTGGGAAGCATTTAGGAAACTTACTCCTGAGGCAATTGCATTTCCTCGAGGATGTAATAACTTAGGTAAGTACACATCTTCTTCTCACATTTATGAGAAGGGTACACCTATGCATGTCCGAGGCGCCCTAATGTATAATCATTTATTGAAAAAGCATAAGGCAGGCAATAAATACGAGGTCATCAATGATGGTGATAAAATTAAGTTTCTTTATCTCAAAGAACCTAATCACATTGGCGAGAACTGTGTAGGGTTTATTAGCAAACTTCCTACTGAATTTGATGTTCATCGTTATGTAGACTACGAAACTATATTTGAGAAATCATTTGTAGACCCATTAAAAACAATTGCAGAAGGCTTAGGTTGGAATACTAGACCCGTTGCAACACTAGAGGATTTATTTTCATGAGCGACTATCAATACGATGTAGACCAATTTATGCTGGCGGCAGGACAAATGCCTCTATATGGCACAATGCCGCAAGACATTGAGGCACAAGCCAAACTTTATATGGATCTAATTACCGAGGAGTATAATGAAACTCTCGAAGCCTACAAGGCAGGTGATAAGGTTGAAATTGCCGATGGTCTTGCCGATATGGTATGGGTTATTATGGGAATGGCTACCACTTTAGATATTCCTTTTGATAGAGTTTGGAATGAGGTTCGTGCGTCTAACATGAGCAAATGTATTGAGGGTAAAGTCATTAAAGATCCTGATACAGGTAAGGTACTGAAACCCGACGGTTACTTCCGTCCTGACATTGCTAAGGTACTTAGTTCATAATGGAACCTATTACTCATCTTAACTATCCTCTTAATAAGGATTTACTTCTTGTCATTGCAGAAATGGTTAAGCAGGATGCAAAGCCTTATACGGATCCTAGGTATGAGAAATCATTAGATACTTGGTTAATACTGAAACACACTGCACCTTATATTGAAAAGATTATGGAAGACTTTGGTGTTAATGGTAGTCCTAGGTTTTACTGGCAGGAAGCCAATTCAGTGTTGCCGATGCATGTGGATAACAATACGACCTGTTCGCTAAATTTTATCTTGACAGAGAACCCTGCACCTGTTACTATAGGCGATGTAGATTACACATATGAACAAGCACTACTAAATACAACAGTACTACATGGTGTTAAAACAAATGATGAGGACAGAATACTATTGAAAATTAGTATTTTTGATGAATCATATGAGGATCTTTTAAAAAGAATACCTTATGTGAAAGAGGTTGTTAATGGATAAAGTATTTAAGCCAATCGACGGGTATGATGTATCCAAGTTAAATGATAACATCGAAGAAATTACAAAGGAATATACGGAAAACATAGTAGCATTCCGTGAATATATGGATAACCATCCAGAACATCTTAGTGCCGCTGAGGCGTCCCGTAGCAACATGGGTGATATATTTCCAAATGTTCCTGTTAAAACACAAAGAGCCTCTCAACCATATGCAGATGGTTGGACTTCTAATTGGCTTGGATATAATACAAAACTTTATGAACCTGTAGAAAAGTATTTCCCTAAAACATATGAAATTTTAAACGGTTTTGGAAATGTATTCTATGCACAGTTTGGTTCTCTTAAACCTCACGGCCGCATTAATGGACATTGGGGTGAAAAAAAGGATTTTATTCAAAGGTCACAATGGTGTTTTATTGCCCCCTCAGATTCAAAGAACTGTTATATCGCAGGAACGGACAGTTTGGATGATAACTGTGAAGTAGAGCTTTTTCATTATGAAAAGAAATCCTCTTTTATATTTGATGATGCTAAATATTATCATTGGATAGAAAATAACACCGACGAGGAAAGAGTTGTTCTACTTATAGACTATTGGACTGATATGTCCAAAAAGAAAGATTACGATTACTATTTGTATTATGGGCAAAGTGTTGTAAACGCATTTGGCCTTAACAATTGATATTAGCAAACTACGGAGAATATAATGAGCTTACTTGATAAACTTAGAAAGAACTCGACTATTAAAGAGTCGTCTGTTCTTACAACATCTAAATTCTTTGGAACAAAGGATTTGATTCAGACTTCGGTGCCTGCATTGAATGTAGCACTTAGCGGTAGATTAGATGGGGGACTTACTCCGGGACTAACGGTATTTGCAGGACCTAGTAAACACTTTAAGACTGCATTTGCTATGTTACTTGCTAAATCTTATTTGGACAAGTATGATGATGCAGTTATTCTATTTTACGATTCAGAGTTTGGTGCACCTCAAGGTTACTTTACTAGTTTCGGCATTGATACAGATAGGGTTGTCCATACTCCTATTACTGATATTGAACAATTGAAACATGATGTGATGTCTCAACTTAACGGCATTGAAAGAGGCGACCATGTTATGGTCATTGTCGATTCAGTGGGCAACTTAGCAAGTAAGAAAGAAGTAGATGATGCACTTGAAGGTAAGTCTGTTGCTGATATGACTCGTGCAAAACAAATGAAATCCCTGTTCCGTATGATTACACCTCACCTTACAATTAAGGATATTCCTGCTGTAGTGGTTAACCATACCTACAAGGAAATTGGATTGTTTCCGAAAGATGTTGTTTCAGGCGGTACAGGCATTTACTACTCCGCAGATAACATTTTCATTATCGGACGCCAACAAGAAAAAACAGGCACAGACATTACAGGATACAACTTTATTATTAATGTTGAGAAGTCCCGATATGTTCGTGAGAAGTCTAAAATTCCTGTTGAAGTATCCTTTGAAGGTGGTATTAGTAAATGGTCAGGCTTGTTGGCTATGGCACTTGAGTCTGGGCATGTAACTAAGCCATCCAATGGTTGGTATCAACTCGCTAAAGATGGTGAGGACAGCAAAAAGTACCGCACAAAGGAAACATACACTAAGGACTTCTGGTTGCCTATCTTAGCAGATGAAACATTTTCATCTTGGATTCAGAAACGATATCTAATTGCTAGTGGTGATATTATTCAGGAAGAAGTTTCCGCCGAAGATATCGCAGAGGCTTATGGCGATGTTGACTGAGATTGCAAATCTCTTCAATAATCTCGATGACCTAAATGTTACACATTATTCTGAACCGTGTAGTGTTTGGGTTGTTGATGACTTTCTACCAACTAATATTTTCGAGACATGTTTACAAGAAATTAATACTCGTACTATATGGGAGGATGTAGATGTTAAGACACCTTTACCTTATGTTACTCGATATGAATATAGGAAGTTGGACAAAACTCCTTACACCGAAAGCATAATTAATTATTTAAATGCCGGCAAGTTTCTTACCTGGATTGAAAGTAAATCTAAATACAGTGGATTATTACCAGACCCATACTTGCATGGTGGAGGTGTTTGTAGAATCCCCGCCGGGAAAACACTTACTGTCCACAAGGATTTTAATTGGAACGATAAAATAAAATGTAGCCATGTAATAAATGCATGTCTTTATATGGACACTGGCGGCGACTTGCAATTTTGGGACGGAGATGAATGTATATTTACTGTAGATGTTAAACCAAATCGGTTAATATTTTGGGAAGACCCTCATCTATACAAACATGGGTTCAGTGAAATGTTAGAAACAGATAGGACAAATTTGGTGCTGTTTTATTATGAAAGTGATTGTACCCCACCTGAAAATGTCAATAAATCTTATGAGGCTTAATTATGAATAAATGTGACCGTTGCGATGTAGAAATACTTGACGATGATGCCGCAATATGTTTTAATAGCGGTGATGAAGAGGTTTACCTATGTGAGCCTTGTATTGAGGATGTGAAGCGGGAGTGGATGAGTGAGAATCGAGACACAAATATTATCGAATCTAATTAATGATGAGGAATATGTTCGCAAGACTATTCCATTTATAAAAGACGAGTATTTTTCCGACCTTGAGGATAGAAAGGTATTCGGTGTTATTAAACAGTTCGTAGACAAATACAATAGTCCTCCTACAAAAAGTGCCTTGCTGATTAGCTTACAAGAAGACCGCAGTATCTCTGAGGACATGTATGTTAAGTGTGAGACAATTATTAATGCACTTAATGCAGATGATAAAACAGACTCCTCCTGGCTTATTGATGAGACTGAAAAGTTCTGTAAGGATAGAGCATTAGTTAATGCTATTATGGATTCTATTCAGATTATTGAAGGTCAAGGTGGGGATTACAGTAAAGATTCACTGCCTAGCCTGCTCTCACAAGCTCTTAGCGTGGGGTTCGATAATAATGTTGGACACGACTACATTGAGAACGCAGATGAACGGTATGAGTTTTATCATCGCTTGGAAGAAAAAATTCCTTTTGACCTTGAATACTTTAATCTTATCACTGAGGGTGGGTTAGCAAACAAGACTCTCAATGTTGCACTTGCAGGTACAGGTGTGGGTAAGTCCTTGTTCATGTGTCACATGGCAGCCGGTGCTATTTCACAGGCTAAAAATGTGTTGTACATTACACTTGAAATGGCAGAGGAACGCATTGCTGAAAGAATAGATGCTAACATGATGAATGTTGCTATTCAGGAACTGGGCGACCTATCTAAGAAAATGTTTAGTGAACGAATTGATAAGATTCGTAACAAGATTCAAGGTAGGTTGGTTATTAAAGAATACCCTACTGCATCTGCACATTCAGGACACTTTAAGTCTTTGCTAGGTGAATTAAAAATTAAAAGAAACTTTGTTCCTGATATTATCTTTATTGACTATCTGAATATTTGTGCTAGTTCTAGATTTAAACCTAGTGCCAATGCAAATTCGTATACTATTATTAAAAGTATTGCTGAGGAATTGCGGGGCCTGGCTGTAGAGTTTGACTTGCCTATTGTTACTGCAACACAAACAACAAGAAGCGGCTACTCTAATAGTGATGTAGAACTTACAGATACATCTGAATCGTTTGGTTTGCCTGCGACTGCTGACTTGATGTTTGCTCTTATCTCTACTGAAGAACTTGAGCAACAGGGTCAATTGATGGTGAAGCAATTGAAGAACAGGTATTCAGATCCTACTAGAAACAAACGATTTATGGTGGGTGTCGATAGAAGTAAGATGCGCCTGTATGATTTGGATAGTGAGGCACAAAAGAACATTACAGACTCTGGGCAGGATGACAATGTGCCTGTATTTGATAGGGGACAGATGAGTACTCGTATTTCAAATGATTATGGAAGCATTAAGTTCTAGTGTATGATGTCGTCTTTATTAACAGCGGTCCAATGCCCAACCACAAAATCCGTGGATTGGGTCCACACCTTCTTGCGGAGGAATTAAGACGACACGGCTACAGTGCGATTGTTTTAGACTTCATTGAGTACTGGAACATTTATGAATTCGGGAAGGCAATTGATAAGGTGGTGACACAAAACACCAAAGCAATTGCCTTTTCCATGACCTGGACATCTTCGGGTACGGGCACCGAACAAATAATTGAGAAAACTTGGAACACAGAAACAAGTAATGATGTTTATATTGGTGATTACCTTGTAAATGGTAAATTCACTTGGATGTTGGAAAGAATAAAACAGAATAACAATCAAGTAAAAATTATTGCAGGTGGTAGTAAAGCTCCCTCATTAGATACACTATTGGGTTCCCATGTTGACCATATTATATGTGGCTATGGTGAAACCCAATTCATAGATTTAATAAAAAGCCCACTAGACTATTCTAGAATAATTAGTCACGATACTAAGGCACATGCAGAACATACCTGTTTCGATTTTGCAAAAAGCAGAGCTAGTTTTACACCTAATACATTTTTAACTCCACATGAAGTCGTACCTATGGAGTGTTCTAGAGGGTGTAGATTTAAATGTAAGTTTTGTTCTTTTCCTTTAATTGGGATGAAAAATATTGCAGGATATATTAAAACAAAGGAAGCCTTTAGAGACGAACTGATTTATAATTACGAACACTTTGGCATAACAAAATATTCAATACAGGATGATACCTTCAATGATACAATCGAAAAGGTTAGGTTTTTTGCAGATGTAGTTGATTCGCTGCCTTTTAAAATTTATTTTTGGTGTTACTTGCGAGCGGACTTACTTGTCACACAACCTGAGCAGATAGAATTATTACATCAAATGGGCTTAGTGCATACTTGGTTTGGTATTGAGACTTACAACCAGAGAGCAGGGAAAGTAGTAGGTAAAGGACTAGACCCAGAGCGAATTAAGGATATGCTGTACCAGGCAAAAAGTGTATGGAAGGGTGATGTGTTTGTACAACAAGGTTACATTGTAGGATTGCCCCATGAGAATATTGAATCAGTAGTACATCATGCCGAATGGTTAGCAAGTGAGGAATGTCCGGTAGATAACACATTGTTTATACCGTTGTATATCCTACCTAAAGAACTACAGAATAAGTATGTACTCAATTATACTTCTGAGTTTGATAGAACATATCAGCAATATGGATACTCCTTTCCTGATGCAAACAACCCGGATGGTCTGAAGGCAGTGAGATGGGAAAAAATTGATGGCTCCGATATTACATCCTTTGAAATTGCACAGGGCATATGTAATAGATTAAATCCTTGGGTCGAACAAAAGAAACCATTATATCCTTTGAAACCTGGTATATTTGATACAGCCAGACCTTTTAAGGAACTAGAGGACTTTGAGAAGATTCGTAATTTGCCTACAGAGGAATATGATAATCTTATGGCAAGCCTGCCAACCCTGGGCGACACGGAAGCATATATAGAAAAGTTAAGAGAAACATATATCGAACCGCTTTTGGAATCTTTATAAATACTTGTATGACTAAAATATATTCACTACTAATTATTTTCGGTGTTGTAGGTGCAGTCCTATTTGGTGCTTGGTATGAGTATAAGGATATGCAGACACGCATGGAAACTCTCCGTGAGAACAATGCAAAACTAGCCGAGTCTGCCAAAGCAAATGCCGATGCTCTTACTGAGGTACAGCAATTTGCCGAACAGATGGCAGAGCAAAATGCTACCCTGCAACAGGACTTGCAGAAAGCGGAATCATATAAGGATGATTTACTGGGAAAATTGCAGAAGCATGACCTTGCTTTACTGAGTCTGAAAAAACCTGGTTTAATCGAAAAGAGAATTAATAATGCTACAGCTAAAGTATTTGACGAAATTGAGTCTATTACTAAGCTCAGCCCTGCTAATTAGCGGCTGTTCTTTATTACGAACTCCTGAAAAGGAGATAGTGATTCAAAATCAAATCGTCGATAAAAAAATCCCACTACAGACCGCACCTAAGCCTGTCACTTTAGGACAGACTAAATTCTATGTTGTAACTACTGAAAATTTTGACGAGTTTATAGAAACATTTAAAAAAGAGAACGGCGACCCGTGGGTGTTTTATGCAATGAGTGTTCGCTCGTATGAAACTATGTCTGTGAATGTAGCAGAGATTAGAAGATATTTGGAACAGCAAAAGGCTATCATAGTGTACTATGAGAATGCCATCACCAGTAAACCTAAAGAAGAGGTAGTAGAGTAATGCGTATGCTTGCGGTGTTAGCAGTATGTTCTATGTTTGTAGCGGGGTGCAGTGGAGTCCCCTCAATTAGTTTTCAAGATTCAAACGAATCAATCCTGGCAGTTGAAGTTCGTCTGGAAGTATCCAGATTAGATTGTAAAAATCCAGGAACACAGTTAAGCACAATTAAACGAAGCGTAGACTTTCTGCAATTGTATTCTGAATCCAAAGGGTCTAAGGACTTACAGGCTATGGTGTTAGAAATGCAGGATACTACTAACGGGCTATATGCTAAGGGGAACAACTTGTCTCCAGTATTTTGTGACTTGAAAAAGAAAGTTCTTACCACACAGAGCAAAGACATAGCTGATGCAGTTATGAGGAGATTCTAATGTTAGATGATATTAAGGCACTACTCAATTGCGGCGATGAAGAAGTAGAAAAACAAGCCCAAATCATTATTGATGTTACTGAACATCGAGAAGCAGGACATATTACAGAAAGTGAATACAAAGAAATTCTAGAGGATTGTGTTCGTATGAATAACATTTCTGAAATGTCTGATGATATGGTTTTAAAGGCAAATTTAGCAAAAGCCGCTAGTTTAATTCTCAAATTATTATAAATACATTTAATGAGTATCCATTAATGGAGAGATAGATGTCTAAAACACTTGAAGAAGGCAGCACATATGCAAGTGCTGATTTGGATGGTGATGGTGTCGTAACAGACGAAGAGCTCGCTAAACACGAGCGAATGATTATGATAGAGAATGAAGATAAGAAACAGGATGCACAACGAAATATGGCATGGTTTGCTCTTGCCGGCATGTTGTTGTATCCTTTCGCAGTAGTTATTGCATATGGTTCCGGTTTCGATGGAGCGGCTACAATCCTAGGTGACATGGCAGCCACTTATTTTGTTTCGGTCGCCGCAATTGTCGCCGCATTTTACGGCTCACAAGCCTTAGGTAAAAAATAATGTCCACATTTTTATTCGGCGATGATTGGAAACTAAATGCGGCGAGAGGTAAACTCCGCAATGCTTTCCATGTACACAAGTTTGGACGAAACACAGCACCGGCAAATGGTGTTGAAGAAACTGTCTGGGACGGATCTAATCTATATCCATGGTCAACATGGGATGTAGGAGGTGCTGACAATGTGTTTCTTAAATCAGATGCAGAGACTGGAGACGAATCCAAAACAATCTTCATCCAAGGACTTGATGCTGACTTTAATGTGCAAAGCGAGACTGTAACATTAGATCCTACTGATGCCACTACCGCAGTATCATCTGCAAATACATATGTTCGTTTGTTTAGAATGTATAACAATGGCAGTACACCTTTTACTGGTGACATAACAGCCCACTATGGTTCCGGTTCGGGCACAGTAGTCGCTAAAGTGTTAGAGGATCAAGAGCAAACACTCATGGCAGTGTACACTGTTCCTGCAGGGTATACAGCATATCTTATGAAGTATGACTTCTCAGGTAGTGCCAACGCCGCAATCGCAAGCAGACTTTTATTCCGTGAGCCAAATGGTGTTTTCCGTATTCAGCACTCTGGTGCAGTATATGGCGGTCAATACGATTATGAATTTCAAATACCGTTGACTATCCCAGAAAAGACTGACATTGATTTGAGACTTACAGCAAGCACGGGTTCCGCAACATTGGGCGCAAACTTCAACTTGCTTGTAGTCAAAGAGAACGCTTTCAATGAGTGGTCTGAGGGCTACTAAACCCCTCAAATTACCCTAAATTACCCCTATATTTACCCTATACAGCACCCTACATACACTAAGTGTGTCCTAACATACACCTTATATACCCTCCCTTACAGGGCAATCTAGGGCTTTCCTAACCTATTGATTTTGTTAGGAAAAAGATTTCAAAAAGATTGCAAAAAAAGGTTGACATTGGACCCAAAAGAGTCCATAATAAGTATATAAAGTGAAGAGTTAGGAGAAAAATTATGAATCTAGAAGCATTAGTAGAAACAATCGTTAAAGACTACCAGTTTTGGAATGCCCGTTCACCCTATGGTGATGACGACCGTAAGGCAGAGCGTGTCCAAGAGTTTGTTGACCAAATTAAGATTGTTGAAGGTAGCAAGTACATTAAGGTCATCACTGGAGGCAGTGTTTGGGGTTTTGTTGTTAAGACCGAGAACGATAAGAAGTTCCGTCAAGGTGACATTCTTAAACCCGCTGGTTGGGCGGCGCCTGCTCGAAACAAACCCCGAGGTAATGTTCTCGATGGAGATTACTCCTGGGTTCGTTGGACCGGTCCTCAATAGTTATAGGACCAAAAGTCAACAAAAAGGTTGACAACCGTTTAAATTGGTAGTATTATTGTATTATAAATTAATTAGTGAGGAATATCATTATGACAAATCAAACATTCACCGTTGCTGGCGTTTCAACTTTACCTTCAGGCCTTGTTAAGGCTCGTTTTGGTAATGACCTTGTAGGGCGTATTAAGAAGTTGAAAGACAACACAAATCACAATATGATTGAATTGCCCCAGGCTATGACAAAAGCTGAAGCGGCTACTTTTCTTCTTGAGAAAGAGGAATTTCAATCTGCTGAAAATCGCGATGCTTTAACTAAGGTCGTATTCCGTAATGTACCGAAACGCAAAAGTGTTTCAGTGCCTAACACCCCCGTCCAACTAAATAGTGAGAAAGTTGACTAATGAGTAACGAGTCTGAAAACTTTGCTGTCTGGAAGCTGAAGCCAAACTTTGATGCGGCTATCATTTCTGAAACCGACATTGTGTATTATAAAAATAAATACAATGTCCCCCAAGATGCGGCTATCGTCATTCTAAAGAGTGACGGCACTGTACGAGACATCGTATAAGTTTGAGGTCCCTTAGCTCAGCTGGATAGAGCAACAGCCTTCTAAGCTGTGGGTCCCAGGTTCGAATCCTGGAGGGATCGCCAATATGCTCCAGTAGCTCAGTTGGCAGAGCAGGGGTTTTGTAAACCTCAGGTCGGCGGTTCGAATCCGTCCTGGAGCTCCATATGAGAGAGGTGTTATGGAAAAGTATCGAATAGTTTATCGTCATTGGAAGAAGCCCGATGTTCTGCTTGAAGTTACAGGGGTTGAACTTCCAATGAATCCTAAGAGTGACCGCATTGTCATAAAGCAGGATGATGGTAAGCATGAGGATATTATCCGTAGCACTATTGTAAGTAAAGAGATTGTGCTATAGGGGAGAAGTGTTACGGTAGCACGGCTGGCTCCAACCCAGTAAGACGAGGTTCAATTCCTTGCTCCCTTGCCAATTATTAAGGAGATATATTATGTATTTTTGTATCTGGGAAATTTTTGTAAACGGCATCAGTAAAGGATGTGTTAGAGCATTGACTGAAAATGATGCTCGTAATCAGTATTACATGAAGTATGGCGGCGCAAGTCGTTACTCAGGTATCGGAATGAATAATATAAAAGCAGTTAAAGTTTGACGGGGCTTGGCGCAGTCTGGTAGCGCACCTGGTTTGGGACCAGGGGGTCATAAGTTCGAATCTTATAGCCCCGACCAATTAACAAAAGGTTTGTTATGAGTAATGCAATTGTAGGTTATGGTTTTGTAGGTAAAGCTACAGAATATCTTTTTAGAGACAGTGAATTTGTAATACATGACCCCGCACAGGACATGGTTATTGCTGACTGGTCAGATGTAGAGCTTGCATTTTTATGTGTACCTACACCCCTAAAAGATGGTTCATTGGACCTTACAATTTTATCTGAGGTATATGATGCATTACCTGAGCATGTCATTCCTGTTATTCGCAGTACAATTGGACCTGACCAAGTAGAGTTATTTCCTCGGGCTATATTCATGCCTGAGTTTTTACGAGAGAATAATTGGAAAGAAGATGTTGATGATGTAAATATTCCTATCATTCTCGGTGCATCCCAAGTTCCTAGAGAACACAGAGTCAAACTTTTAAAACTAATTTCATCTACAATGAAGTTTTTACAGGTTGTCTCAGGTAAAGAGGCAATGATGTTTAAGATGGCTCGTAACACAGCACTTGCCATGACCGTTGCCCTTGCTAATGAATTATATCAGATATGTCTTGCAGAAGAAATGAGTTACCCCACTCTTATGGGTATGCTCACTGACGATGAGGTATTAGCATCTTCACATTGGCAAGTTCCAGGTCCAGATGGAGACTTGGGATTCGGCGGTAAATGTTTGCCCAAGGATATGACACACATGTCTAATTTATCTGATGCAGAATTTAATATTATGAAGACTGCTCTACTTGCAAATGCCCAACGCCGCCCTATATAAATATAATGAATTAACAGGAGGGCGTAATGCCTATTTACAGTATACGCAATAATGATACAGATGAGGTGTGGGAGGAAATGATGTCCTGGACTTCATTACAGGAGTACTTAGCCGCAAATCCTAACTACGAAAGTATTATCACTAAAGCACCCGGGCTTGTTAGTGCAACAGGTGACCGTACAAAGGTTGATGGAGGCTTTAAGGAATTGCTGGGTCGTATTGCAGATCAAAATCCTACCTCTGCACTTGCTGACGATTACGGTAGAAAAGATGCTAAATCTGTTGCTGTTCGAGACACAGTTAAGAAAGTTAAAAAGCGATTGGGTGATATTTCCAGTACGGAATAAGAATAGGGTGGCGCCTTAATACGCCCGCGGCAGGTCACGGTTAATCTGCCATTTATTATTTTAGGATGTAAAAGGAGTTACATTATGGATCCTATTCAAGTATTAGTAGAAACAATTGTGCATGGTTATGCGGTAATTATTGCGTTTATGGCTGGGTGGGCTTTACCTCGAGGCAATACTCTGCGTAACATTCAATTGGCTATTTTAAGAAAGATGCACAACTTCCTCGCTTGGGAAGATGAGCGTATTCAGGAACGAATTAATAAACTGAAAGGCAAATAGGCGACCTATGAAACTTAGAGAAAAGATAACCCTACGCATGGATGACTTGCAGAACGCAATGGAAAGCAATCGTCATCTACATTATCCTGAAAAGGTATTAGAGTCTGTTTATCAAATCTCTAAGTTTTGGCCTGTTCTTTCTGAAGAAGATAGAGACTATCTACAAGTGGCTCAAGACGCAATTGAGAATGAAACAGAGTGGCAAGTATGATAAGAATTATTATTAAATGACGCATAAAATCATTGATGTTAATATTGACGAATTATCACCTGAAATTTGTCAATCTATTTTTGAAGAACTAAAACGAGAACTAATTGTCGTTATTAAACGGCAAAATATAGATCCTGCAAAGTTCTCTAGACTTGTTTACAGTATGTCCCATATTGCTAACTGGAAACAATTAACATGGGACGCCAACGGCAATGTTGTTGGTAGCCCCGAAACATATCCCAATCCTTGGGAGCAATCAAACTTCCCCGTACAACGAGTTACAGGCGAAAAGAAAGATGATGAATACACTGGTATTTTTCCTGTAGGCAAACTTGACTGGCACTCCAATTTAAATGGTCCTAATAGAGCAGATGGGGTTGCCCTTCAAGGTATTCGGGGTGTTGAGGGTACTGTTACATCATGGGTAAATACTGCTCTTGCTCTAAAAGAAATGCCAAGTGAATTGCGTAGCCGAATAGAAAACAAATATTGTTCCTACTATTATAATATGGAAAACTGGGCTGATATTGAAAACAAAAACCAGTTAGAGTTTATGCGGAAAAATCAGGAATCCTACTACATGTACATTCTACAAAAAAATGTAGCGGGTACTGAAGGTATGTATTTCTACATAAATAATGATTTGAAAGTGTGTGAAGCAGATGAGGATTTATTTTCAAAACTTCAAGAACACCTCTTCCAAGAAAAATACATTTATCACCATGAGTGGGAAGTGGGTGATATTGTATTAAGTGACCAATTATTGACACTGCACAAACGACAACTCAGAAGTGATGCGGTGTTTGAGAAAAGATTATTGCATAGATTAACCTTCCCTATCAGCAATGCAGATAATCCTAACTTTATTGTGGAGGCTAATAACATTGGAAAAGTTTGATAAAGATGTACTAACACAATTATCATTGATTGAGCAAAAGAAACAGTGGATGCAGATGCATCAAAAAGTACAAATGGACTATGTGTTTCTTACAGGCAATGCTCATGCTGAAAGTACACTTCTCAACAAAACCATCGTAGAATTGCGTGAAGAGATTGCATCTCAAACTGCTACCATTGAAGAAATGGCTAAAGAGCAGATGGAGCTCTATATTAAAGTAAAGCATCTTACACTGGAACTTGAGAATATTAAAAAGCATGATAAGCCTGCACCTAAAAAGAGGAAAAAAACTAATGGATAATCTATTACACTATAGACTTTCAAATGTGATTACTGCTATGAATAATGCAAAAAATCCAGAGTTTAAAGCATATTGGCAGGGTGTATATGATGCGCTTATTAAGCAGGCTAATGAAGTAAAACAAGTTCACTAATCTTATAAATAGTCGTATGAAAAGATTATCGACATATTTAACAGAAGATAAGCAGGGTAAGAACCTACACTTGGAACACATTGAGGATGATATTCTCAACTTTGGTGTTGTAGGTGCTAGAGCCGCTATTAACTTCCTTCAATCCTTGCGAGATATGCTCGCAGGCAGTTCTCGTTCTTCAGTCAACATGACCGTTAAATGGGATGGCGCACCCGCAATATTCGCAGGTATTGATCCTGCAGATGGTAGATTCTTTGTTGCAAAGAAATCCGTATTTAATAAAGAGCCTTTGTTGTATAAGACACAGGCTGAAATTAATGCAGACCCTAAACTACCCGCTTCACTAAAGCCTAAGTTTAGTATTGCATTAGCCGAGTTTAGCAAACTTGGTATTAAAGGTGTTCTTCAAGGCGACCTTATGTTTACAAAGGCTGACTTGAAAACAGAAACGATAGATGGACAGAAACACACAACTTTCCAACCTAATACTATAGTCTATGCAGTCCCTGTAGGCTCGCCTCTGGACACTAAGTTTAAACAAGCAAAGATAGGTGTTGTTTGGCATACATCGTATTCTGGGAACTCGCTGACAGATATGAAGGCGTCTTTTGGTGCAAACATCAGTTCATTGAGACAAGGTTCGTCAATATGGATGGATGATGCTACATACAAAGATACATCTGGTTCAGCGACATTTACACAAGCAGAAACCGCGGCAGTAACCTCACTGCTTTCACAGGCTGGTACACAGTTTAGAAAGATTGGGTCTGCCCACTTAAATACTTTTAACGCATTACAGGATTCCTTTACTGGAAAGATGGTAGGCGCAAGTCTCAAAACTTATAATAATAGCAAAGTTCGTGAAGGACAAAAAGTAACAAATCCTAAGGCTCACGCTTCCGGTTATTATAACTGGGTAGAAAGTAAGTTTAAAATTGAGATTGAAAAGTTAAAAAGTGAAAAGGCAAAGTCTGCTTTAGAAATAAAAATGCAGGAAACACTTAAAGAAGTAAAGCGGCACCAACAACTACTGGAAGATATTACTAAGTTCCAGGGTCTAATTGTCGATGCTAAGATGTTAATTGTTAAGAAGCTAGATACAGTAAAACAATTAACAGGCACTTTTATTAAGACTGCAAACGGATTTAAAGTAACAGCACCTGAAGGGTATGTTGCTATTGATAGAATTAGCGGCGGCGCCGTAAAACTTGTAGATAGAATGGAGTTTAGTTATAATAACTTTACTGCCATTAAGGCATGGGATAAATGAGTAAAACAATTGTATTTGCATTTGGTCGCATGAACCCGCCGACTAATGGACACGGTAAACTTGTAACTAAAGTTAAGCGTATGGCGCAGACTAATGGTGCGGATCATCTGATTGTCGCCAGCCACAGTTATGACAAAAACAAAAATCCTTTAGAGCCTAAGAAAAAACTAATGCATCTAAAGGCAATGTTTCCCAACACAAATTTTAAATTGTCCGATACCACAAACCCTAACTTTATCAAGCAACTTGGTTTACTTACAGGTAAGTATGATAATGTTATTTTTATTGCTGGTTCGGATAGAGTATCTGAGTTTCAGAAGTTACTTGACAAGTATAATGGCAAGGACTTCACATTTAAATCTGCAAAAGTAGTATCCGCCGGCGAGCGAGATCCTGATGCAGACGGTGTTACTGGTATTAGTGCCAGTAAAATGCGGTTGTTCGCAAAGAATAATGACTTCAAGTCATTTAAGAGAGGACTACCTACAGGATACCGCGGCGCACAAAAACTATTTGACGATGTCCGTGACGGCATGCAACTGAAAGAAGGCATCTTCCATTCCTTCTCACAATTTATTAGAGGATAAAATGCAACTTAGCAAGAACTTTACACTACAAGAATTCACCAAATCACAAACTGCATTGCGTATGGATATTGATAATACGCCTGAGGGAGAACATCTCGAAGCCGCGAAGGTATTGTTTGAAAAAGTAGTACAACCTATTAGGGAACACTTTGGTCCTACTGTATTGAACAGTGGATATAGAGGTCCTAAGTTAAATGAAGCTGTTGGTGGTTCTGCAAAATCACAACATTGCAAAGGGCAAGCGGTTGATTTGGAAGTTCCCGGTGTTGCTAATGCAGATATCGCACAGTGGATTGTCGATAACTTAGACTTTGACCAAGTCATCTTAGAATTTTACACTCCTGGCATTCCTGATAGTGGCTGGGTGCATGTATCATATAATCCCGATGGGGAACAACGCAAGTCTATTCTTACTGCAATGAAAGAGAATGGTAAGACTGTATATAAAACAGGCATTATTGCGTAATGGAATTGCGTAGTATAGTTATGAGAGCAAGGCGTTATAGAGATATGCGAGGAATTTGCAATAAATTAATGCCTTTAGTGAACAGGAAGACTCCATTGACCTTTGATGAACGAAATACTCTTATAAATATAAGAGGTGTATATAGAACATTGGTGTCCCATAAAAATAGGGGCTTGGTTGACGCAATTATAGACGGACTATTAAGTAAAAAATAATGGAAAAAACATTTAAAGACTTTATCCCGTTAGAAGAAGGTGTCAATGACCCCAGCATCTTTAAAGCTGTCTTTCTAGCTGGTGGTCCTGGTTCAGGCAAGTCCTTTGTCGTAGGTAATACTGCATTGACTGCACAGGGATTAAAGTTAATTAATTCCGACGATGCATTTGAAAGGTCTCTTGCTAAAGCAGGTATGGGACCTACACCAGAGAATATCTTTTCTGACAAGGGACAGGATATTAGGGCTAGAGCAAAGGCTTTAACTGCAAGGAAAATGGATATAGCAATCAAAGGCCGTTTAGGTTTAGTTATTGATGGCACAGGTAAAGACTACGCTAAAATTGCAAAACAAAAAGCCTCATTAGAAGCATTGGGATATGACACAATGCTAGTATTTGTTAATACGGATGAGGAAACAGCCCAAGCCCGCAATAGGGGACGAGCTCGTACTTTGCCAGAGCCGGTTGTTTCTAGAATGTGGAAAGAAGTACAAAATAATATCGGTAAATTCCAAAATTTATTTGGCAATAACATGCTAATTGTTGACAACAGCGACAAAGCAAATAGCAGTGCTGTAATGTTATCCGCATATCGTAAAATATCTAACTGGACACGCCAGCCACCACATAGTTACATTGCTACTAGATGGATTAAGGCGCAGAGAAGTGTAAGAAAAGAAGATTTAAACTTGCAAAAAGTGTCTAAGCTCAAACCAGTAAAGTCCGTTGAGCAGAAAAAATACATTAAGAGCCGCGAAAAGCAAAAAGTATTCAAATCTTATAAAGTTGGTCCAGAGGCAAATCTGGAACAGGTGACACCAGATATGGAGGTCACCGTAGAAGAAATGGGTATTACAATTAGAGATAAACTTAAAGCTAAAACTGTTTATAAACGAGATTATGAACACGCCGCTAAAATCTTAAGGAAAGTTTATGACCGCAAAAAGAAAGAAGCGGGCCGTGGCTCAATGCGGCACAATCTACTTTACTATGCGGCTGAAATTCTAAGGACTGTCCGTGACGGCGAAAAAATGAACGCTAGAATATTAGCCAAGATGTTGCCAGAAGAATATCAGGCTCAGAAACATGAATGGGGTACACCTGAAGGTACCGAATATTACAAAAATTTGACACCCGGAGAAGGTAAAACAGCCTGCCCTAAATGTGGGTGTAAATGCGGTGAATTGCCTTGCAAAACATGTGGTACATTCCAGAGCAAAGTACAAGAAGGTATAGACAAAGACTTTATGGAATACCTACATCGCATCGAGGTAGTAGGTTTCACGGATCAGGATGTACTTGAAATGGAACGAGACATAGATGCTATGTCCTTTGATGACTTCATTGACCTAGGCATGTATGAAGAAGATGAGCTTGAGGATATGGATACCGATGATGATGGCGATTACGATATCCTTGACGATGTAGAAATTACAGAAGCTCTTAGTATTCAGGGTCGTATGAAACGCCGCTTTAATGCAAGGCGAAACAGACAAAAACTTAAGGTTGCTAGAATGCGTAGAAGTAGAATGGCATCCTCACCTGATAGAATTAAAATGCGAGCCGCCCGCGGCGCCCGTAACATGTTTAAGAAAAGACTTGCTCGTGGTAGAGATGTTTCATCCATGCCTCCTGCAGAAAAGAATCGCCTAGAGACTATGCTAAAACGATTCGCACCTATTGTGAGTAAACTTGCACAACGAATGATTCCACAAGTTCGTAAAGCAGAGATAGGTAGACTTAAAAATCGTAAGAGCGCCTCATCAATGAAAGCTAAGAAGTTTGTTGTTAAAAAAGGCGGTACTGCTTCTAAATATAAGGCTAAAAAGTTTAAGATTAAAAAGGCAGGTAAGAAATGATTTCCTTTAAAGAATATTTAGAAGAAGATAAGGGCATGGAAGGTATGACCCAAGGTGGTGGTCATAAACGCCCTACTGATAAAGGTGCCGGTCTTACTAAAAAGGGTGTCGAAAAGTATCGTAGACAAAATCCAGGAAGTAAACTGCAAACCGCAGTAACTACGCCTCCTAGTAAACTAAAGCCTGATAGTAAAGCGGCTAAAAGAAGAAAATCCTTTTGTGCCAGATCTAAAGGTTGGACAGGTGAGCGTGGTAAGGCTGCCCGCAGAAGATGGAATTGCTAGTATGGAAAACTTCAAAGAATATATAGATGAAGACCTACGCAAATGGTTCGGCAAAGGCAAAGAAGGCGATTGGGTCAGAGTAGACACAAAAGGCAAAATAAAAGGTGATTGTGCTAGAGAGCCAGGTGAAGGCAAACCCAAGTGTATGCCACGGTCAAAGGCACACAGCATGGATAAGGATGACAGAGCTAAGGCTGCCAGGAGAAAGCGTAGAGAAGATCCTGTTGCGGATCGCAAGGGTAAGGGCGGCAAACCAGTTATGGTTGCCACTGAAGATACTATTGTAGAGAAGAATGTTCCTACTAAACCTGCGTTATGGGCAAAGTATAAAGCACAAGCAAAGTCAAAATTTGATGTTTATCCTTCAGCATATGCTAATGGCTGGGCTTCTAAAATGTATAAGAAGGCGGGTGGTAGTTGGAAAACTGTATCTGAAGGTAAAGAGCATTCTTGGAAGTCTGAAGGTCATTACACCAAAGACGGCGAGGAATGGACAGGTCCACAACATGCACATAATGGTCAGGTAATGACAGGTGAAAAGCATACCGCTGATAGTCAAAACTTATATCACTACAAAGAGCTATCTAAAGAAGCGCAGAATAAAGTAGAGAAGAAGCACGAAAAAGTTGACGAGGATTGTTGGAGCGGTTATAAGCAAAAGGGCATGAAAAAGAAGGGTAAGAAGATGGTACCTAATTGTGTGCCTGAGTCCTTCAGAACTCGTAATAGAGTTACTGAAAGCACACCTAAATCCTCAGATTACTGGAAATTATAGCACCCACACTATATTATGTTTATTGAAAAAATTGAATCTTTACACCTAGACTACGAAAAAATGAGAGAGGATTATAATACAGTCCTCTCTCTTGCTCTCCCTAATGGATGGGATCAATCTGCTATTCTGCAAGCCAAACAAGTAAACCTCCGCGGTGAACACCTAATACCATCCTTCAATTCAGAGGATGCAGATCCTAAAAACACAGAAAGACTAGCCAAAGAAATGTTTTCTTTTTGGAATGATTCTGCACCTAAATATACTCGCGATGCTATTGAAGAGCTTTGTTATATAACAGGGTTTAAACTGACTAGAGCAAGGTATCTTTGTCAGGCACCTGGTAGAGGATTAAGTGTACATAAAGATCCGGGTGTAAGATTTCACTTTGTACTTGATACAAACCCACAAAGCCTGTTTTTTAATGTTAAAGATACCCCTTTGCATGAAAATATGGACACATATCATTTACCCTGTGGTAGCCATTTTTATAAAATAGACACTACACAGGACCACTTTGTGTATAATGCTGGGCATACCAACAGAATACATTTAGTAATTTCTTAATCTTATAAATATTAGAAACATTACCATAAGGGGCTATCAAATGTCATATAAAAACGAAATGCAGACGATGCGAGCCGTTCTTCTAGGTGAGGGTGCAGACCGCCGTAAACTAGATATGCTCGTTCGTCAAGGTATGATGTCGCCAGCGGCATTACCAATGCTTCACAGAGGCTTAGATAAACTACAAGCCGGGAAAACACTTAGCCCTCAAGAGCGCGATGCGGTTGCTAAGGTTGTTGATTCATTACTGTACATTGTAACAGGTGATGATACTGTATTCCAAAAAGCTAAAATGCACACACAGAAAAACCGTTATCAGACTGAAGAACAAGATCCTCAGATTGCCGATGAAAATCCTGTTACTGAAAATGGGCAGGATGCATTGGATGAGAAAATGGATTTGGCTAAAGCTGATATGGGAGATGTAATTAAGGATTTTAAAAAGTCTGATGCTCCACAATTCAAAGGTAAGTCTGATAAGAAAAAGCGTGAGATGGCAATTGCCGCTAAACTTGGCGCGGAGAAAGAAGATATGAAAGAAGAAGAAAAAATTAAGTGTGACAAGTGTGACGGTAAAGGCTGTAAACATTGTGACGATAAAGGATATCACACAGAAGGTTACTTTAAGTCTTTGGACACAGACCGCCAAGAAAAAGAGCGTCTCGCTAAAAGAAAAAATACAATGATTGCTAATCCTAAGACTCAGAAGGTTCGTAAAGTAACTCCTGAGCGGGCTAAGTCAGCGGTCAAAAAAGGGTTTGTCTATGCTGAAGAATGGACTGACGCAGAATTGGACGCATTGTTTGAAATGGAATATAAAGACAAGTTCCAGGCAATGCTTAAAAAGACAGGCAAATCTTTAGCCAACATGTCTGATGATGAGAAGAAAAAGTTTTTCAATACGGTCGATGCCGCACACAAGGCTAAGAATGAAAACTATGTAACTCCCACTGCCGCACAAATTTCAGCAGACGCGAAGAAGGGCGAAAAGAAGCAAAGAACTTCAATAACACCCAAGCGCGCTAAAAGTGCTGTCTATAAGAACATGATGGGCGGCGTGAAAGAAGAAATCGAGCAGATTGATGAAGCACCGTCAGCCGCAGATAGAGCCAGAGCAGCCGCCCGCCGCGATATGAGAAAAGACTCTAAGGGTATGGCGCCAGTTAAAAAAGCTGGTGACTTAGGTGGTACAGGAAAATACAGAGCAAGTAAGCCCGACAACATTGAAAAACATGGCGGGCACATTGTTACTCAAATGAAAAAGGCCATCACCGTAGGCAAACCAGTTAAGTTTAAAGACGGCACGGAAAAAGTGGTAAGTAAAGCACATGCCCACAAATACCTTTCCAAGTATATGTCAGGTAAACCTGCACAAAAGGTAGATATGCATGGTGCCCACGATTCACATGACGCCTTTATGAAACATGTTTCTTAATCATATAAATACTTATTTAAAACACTCAATTTAGGAGAGAACAAAATGTCCGGATGGTCAAGAACTACAAAGCCAAGTGCAGATACTACTATTTCTGCTGGCGACATCTACGGTGTAGACCGTAACGAAATCGCAGTAACAGAAGGTATTGCACAAGTAGGTTGGGTAAAGCGTACTACTGTAGGTTCTCGTGTTAAGCACGAAGTCCTAGTAGCAATGAAAACACCACCAGTTGAAGATAACGCAGACGATTCAGTATTGCCTGATACAGTACTTGCGATTGGCACACAGCCTGCAAGCCGCTCTGATGCATCGGGTTCAGCGGTAGACTTCTCAGTTGTAGCTACAGCAACCCCAACAGCAACAATCAGCTATGTATGGGAACGCTCACTTGATAGTGGCTCTACCTGGGTAACTGTAGACGGCGTTATTGACAGTGCAGTATACAGCGACTTCACTACTGATACACTAGCAATCAGCGACAACACTGGTCTAGATACATATCAGTATCGTGTACTTGTCTCTGCCGCTGATACTGGAGCCGCTACATTGACTTCAGACGCCGCTACATTGACTGAAACTGCTTAATATAGGAGTCGGTTACAATGGCTGACCAAAAGCTAAGTGAACTGACTGCCGCTACTAGTACTGCCAGCACAGATAAAGTATATCTTGTGTCTGGTGGTGCCAGTAAGCAGATTACAGTTGCAAATTTGTTTGCTACTATTCCTACGCCTGTATCATTCAGTGATAAAATTTCTATCACCGATACAGACACAATGTCTAGCGCAGGTGAAGTTTCATTAACAACCAACATTACATACCTCAGCAATCCTGCCGCTAATGGTACTTTAACTATTGGCGCTGGCACTGAGGGTCAAATTAAAATCATTGTAATGGTATCTAACACTACAGCTAGAACATTAATTCTTGATGATTCGGATCTCGCACATGACACTGTAACTTTCAGTGCTGTAGGGGATACCGCGACACTTATATATACTAATAGCAAATGGTATTTAATAGGTGGTACTGCTACCGTAGCATAAAGAAAACAATTACATGATTGATTTGAATGATGAAAACTTTTTGATCTTCGCTATTAAAAATTATTCTAACCCAGGTTGTGAAGGTATGTCTGAGTTAGAAGAGGATTTAAAAAGATTTAAGTACATTAAACGACTTTTTCGCAGGTATGAAAATTCGGGTGTACTAAATGAAAGACTTATACTCAACCATATAATGGTATTGTATAATGTATTTGATAAAGCGGCGACCCCTATGTTATTTTTCAAGATTGAAGAAAAATATTGGGCAATACTAAAGTCTTTCCTGGTCTATATGTCTAGGATGCCGTTAGAACAAATTGGAAGTACTGAACCCCATTTACCTTTAGATGGTAAGGTATTAGACGAACTAAGGAAACTTTAATGTCACGGTTTACAGATGCAGTAGTAGGTTATAGAATCCTCCGTCTATTGTCCACACCAATAGATAAGAGTGACGCCTTCCGCCTCGGCATTATTGATAAAGACGGTGAGAAAATTAAAGACCCTATTACTTCTCAAGAATTAGATTCGTATTCATTACTACAGAGATTTGTTTTCAAAGTCCAAAAAGCATTATTAAAATCACCTGACCGCAATGCAAAGAGACTATTGACATTTGCGGCGGCTCTTGCTATACTTAGAGAGTATAAAGAGACGGATGAAGATAATGTGGAGGCACTGTTAGAAGTCTTCATGGAAGATGCAGAAGTACAAAAACAAGCCGAACTACTAGAGAGCGGTTTGTTGTCATTTAAAAATTACAACATTAAAGAGATGATGAGCGCAGGTGGTGGTGGTATTGCCGGCATTGGTACAGGTCCAGCAGACCAAAAAGAACCGGGCAGAGACCCGATATTCATGCCAATGGCTAGAAGAAAAAAGAAGAAGAAAAATGCCACAATCACTAGAAGCTAAAGTTTCAGTCATAGAGCACGATGTCGCTAGAATGGGCGAATTGTTCTCAAAGTTAGATGTCACGATTGAAAAAATCACCGACATCTCTAACTGCATTAATAAAATGCTCGCAGTACATGAGCAAAAGATTAACCAGATATCTGAAGATACGGAAGATGTCTTTCACCTTGTTGAAAAACGGAGAATTGAGATGGATGATAACATCAAAGAACTTCATTCCCGTATTACAACGGGTAATCGGGAAATGACTAAAGAGATGGCTGATGCATTTGCATCCGTACATGCGTCTATTTCTAAACTGGAAGAAAAACTTGACCGTAGAGAAGAACACTTAGTTGATACTAAAGCCCAAATGGAAAACAGAATAAGCCAGTTAGAAAAAAAGCAGTGGTTCATCATGGGTGGAGCCGCTGTAATTGGTTTCCTTGCAGGTAATATGGACCTTTTAGGTAAATTCTTTTCTTGACAATCAAGCAATAGTTATGTATTATACATACTATGAGCTTATATATTGATGTAAAATTCCTAACACAAATCTCTCACAGATTCGAACGCTTCGAGAAGAAGAATGACTATTTGTGGAATGTTCGTTGCCCTATCTGTGGCGACTCTCAAAAGAACAAGCGTAAGATGCGCGGTTACTTTTTCCGAAAAGACAATGACCTAATGTACAAATGCCATAACTGTGGTCATGGCGCACATTTTGGTACAATGTTGAAATCCCTTGATGGTATACTATACAAGGAATATGTCTTAGAAAGATATGCTGAGGGCGGACATCGCAAAAAGCATGGTACTGAAAAGGCAGTGAAGGAAATTGTAAAAGCACCCGAACCTTTTTACAAACCTATATGGGCTAATCTGATGGATAGTCTATATGAGTTGCCTGCTGACCATGAGGCAGTAGAATATGTAAATACTCGAGGATTGCCTAAAGATTCACATAAAAGGTTATATTATGTGCAAAATATCCAAGATATAGTTCAACTTAATTATAAGTATAAAGAGACAATAAAAACAACAGAGCCTAGACTTGCTATCCCGTTTGTAAATGAAGCGGGTCAGTTAACTGCCTTATCATTGAGGGGTATGCGAGATGAGGCTCTGCGTTATGTATTGCTCAAGGTGAAAGAGGATGCACCTACAGTGTACGGGCTCGATAGTGTTGACAAGACACGCCCTGTGACAGTTGTAGAGGGCCCGCTGGACAGTTTGTTCTTAGATAACGCACTTGCATGTGCAGGTACCTCCTTTAATAAAATTGAGGAGTTAGGGTTAGATAAAGAGCTTGTAACTATTGTATTTGACAATCAGCCTAAGAACAGAGATGTTTGTAGATTGATGAATAAGTACATAAAACTTGGGTATAACATTTGTATTTGGCCTGATAAGATAGAGGGTAAAGATATAAATGATATGGTTTTATCGGGCATTAGTGCCGATGAAATTAAGCAAGTAATTAAGAAACATACATATAAAGGCCTTAGGGCAGAAATGAAATTCACTACTTGGAAAAAAATAGGAGACATATAATGTCATTTTGGAAGACTGTAGTAACATGGTTTACTAGCACATTTGATTACAACAAAGATGGTGTTGTTGATAAGGAAGATGTCGAGATGAAGGTCGAAGCGGTTAAGAAGGAAACAAAGCGCCGTGTACGCCGTGTTAAAGAAGAACTGGATGATGTAAAATCTGCCGCCAAAGATGTCGTTGATCAGGCGAAAGATGTTGCAGGTGCCGTCAAAGGAAAACCACGCCGCGGCCGCAAGCCAAGAGCAACAACAAAAAAGAAGTAAAAGGGAAATTATATAATGAGTGAAGTGAACCTTATTGCATTATCAAAGCCATCTGCAAAAACTGACTGCAACGCCGCCTCTGATTTGATTGCTTATACTGCTCGTGTAAGCAATCCATCTAATCAAAATAACATGGAGACTGCTCCTAAGTTACTACGGTATCTGATTAAGGAGAACCATTGGTCTCCTTTTGAAATGGTACATATGACTATGGAGATTAAAACTACTCGTGACATTGCAAAACAAATTTTGCGTCACCGCAGTTTTAGCTTTCAGGAGTTTAGCCAGCGGTATGCAGTTTCGGACTCGTTTTCTTTGAGAGAAGCGAGACTGCAAGATCCTAAAAATCGTCAAAACAGCATTGAGTTGGATGAGGTTGAGGATGTTGGCAAAGGTGGTAACAAGACTCAACAGGAAAGACTTTATGAAAACTGGAACATGAAGCAAATGGAAGTTATCAATAAGTCTAAGGAAGTATATAAGTGGGCGTTACAGCAAGGAATCGCTAAGGAACAAGCAAGAGCGGTACTACCTGAGGGCAACACTGTAACCACGCTTTATATGGCAGGTAGTTTGCGTTCATGGATTCACTACTGTGATTTGCGCCGAGGTAATGGTACCCAGAAAGAACACATGATAATTGCCGACAAGTGTTGGGCTATTATTGGTACACACTTCCCTGATATTGTAGCGGCACTGGAAGAATAATGGAACCGATTTTTCATCTACAAAAAGAGTTCTGGGACTATGCCTCCTTGAAAGAGGAAGCATCAGTTTTGAAACAGGAAGCTCTTGTATTTGAAACATCCAAAGCTGTTATCCGCGCAGTGCCTATGTCTAGTAGGAGTCCTGCTTTAAAGAAATTGTATGTGAAGTTTTTAGAAAAATATC